GTTCAAGATCTCCAGACATTTCTTGAAAAGACCATCTCCTAAGCTGACACAGCTTAATGCCAAGGCAGTAGACCCATAATGTGGTATTCCTTGACACATGTTGGATTTGTTGCGGATGTAAGGAACACCATCTTTGAGGAACTTCTCTTTTGCTGCCTGCAACCATGGCTCTTTGTGTTTGACATCTGGATGCCTAATCCACATGTCAGCTAGCTTGGCTGGTATCTCTATCTTCTTGTCTGTGTGGCACAGAAATAAATACGTCCCAAAATCTCTAACACCTTTGTGGTTTTTGAAGTGATGCTGAAAGATATTTATGAAGATAGTTGGTATGAATTTCTGACACCAACTTGTCATGTCGTAAGAGTTCTTGACCATCTGTACAGGGGTCCCTTTGACAAAGTTAGACATAACATCCTCGTAGTCACCCCTCATCATGAGCCTCTTATCTTTCCCTTTAGTTAGGATCTCTCTCTTATCCGACTTCGCAAGAAGTCTGCAGATTTCTTCTGAGATGTTGAACAGAACCCTTGCTTTTATGTACAGTATCATGATCTCTCTTATACCTCCGATCTGGCCTTTCTTGAATATCTGTATCAAGACTTCAAAGACGTGGTTCTTGTCCCCCGAACACTCCATCGCAACATCAAAGCATGTCCTCAGTTTCTCATCTGTGACCATCTCTGCGACCAGCTCTATTGCCTTTGTTCTTTTCCCTATGCACTTTACACTGTCTAGCGAGCCTGAATCTATCTTTGTTGCTATGTGTTTGACAGACGCCTTATAAGTGGCAAACTCACATATGTTCTTAGACAAGATAGCCTCCAACTTCTCTGAACTCATCCAAGCACTGTTAGGTCCTACATTGTCCTCGTGCACGTCCTGCAGATGCAGCCCTGCAGACACAGCCTGACTACTGTAAAAATGGCTCTCCGGCTTCAGGCTTGTGCAGTGCGCTATATCTTCTCTGAGGGTGGTTTGACCAAACACGTAGTCAAGCTTTTGATCTTTTGCTTCTCTGTTCCCGATCTCTGTTTCGAATTTAGATTCTTCACCTAGGATCTTGTTTAGAATTCCTAGGGCATCCTGCGCTGGGTTCTGCCTGTCTTTGTTGTACATCATGCACCAGTAGATTTCGTTTAGATTGTAGCCTATAGGAACTGACCCGCCCTTGGTGAACAACCTTGGAAGTTTCCCCACCACACCAGTGGTTGTCTCATCGAATGTCCCCATTTCCTGATCTCTCGAGACTTTAGACATTTGGATGAATTCTGAAAGATTGCTTTGGGTTACAGACAAAACTGTTTTCACAGAACGCTGAAGCATAAGTGATTGCAAGACCGAATTCACTCTTGTTGGGAACTTCTTCATGATGCCAGCGAACTGTTTGTCTCCTAGGGATTTCATCCAGAGATACCGGAGAGTCTGATTTGTCAAAGAAGTTAATTGCTTATCTTCAAGATAGGTAAGTGCCATCAGGCCAAAGTTGCCAATTTCACTTCATCCTTTAAGGCTTGAAGCACATTGTACTCTGGCTCTACCAACCTCTCAGCACAAGAGACAGCAGACAAGATCACTCTGTCATAAGATCTCTCCCAGTGCTTCAACCTATCAGTGTCCACAGACAGCCAGTCGGACTCCCAGTGATTTCCGACATAGTGCCAAGGTGCACAGAGAGGGTTCACCACACCTGGTGTGAGTGAAATGATTTTGATGAATTCTACATTGCTCTCAGTTCTCAGTTGTGGCCCTGGTGCGACTATGAAATACACGTCTGCCACACCAGAGTAACACAGCACATAATGCCTATTCTTGCGCCTTCTCATGCTATTTAGAACAATCTCTTGTGAGATCCTTTGATAAAACTTTAGAACAGAAGACACTGAGTTCGAGTGCAGAACTGAGACAGATTTTTCAAGAATGACAGAGAGGGACAGACCAGCTGTCTCACTATCAGGGAGCATAACCTCAGATAGATGGTTGACCTGGATTTCTTCAATATCTTGCACAAGGTCTTCGACCATTCTCTCATGCTCCGGGTCAATCCCTATGTGCGTTGGAGCTTTTCTCTCATTGTGTATCCCGTGCTTTTTGTTGAAAGATTTCCTTCCCGGTCCTTCAGACTGTTCTTTCTCTAGCTGAGCTTCTCCTAGTGCAAGTCTCACCTGTCTGCCCTCATCTGGATCGCTCCCCTGAAGAGAGGACTTAATTAGATCTAGGTATCCACCGTGTGAGCTGGTGCTCTTTAGCTTAGACACAACAGTCTCAAAAGGTAGCGGGCTCTCAAAAAAGATCTTAGGTGCACCGAGTTGGAGGACTCTTGGGATCTTCTTTGTGTTCGGCTTCGACTCACAGTATTTTGCCCACTCTTCTTTTAGATCTTGTCCTTCCATCGGTTCTGGGTGTGGGACAGGCCTTTTCTGCCAGTTTGAATTTAGAATCTCAGTTGACATCCTAGTAAGGTACCTATCTACTGATTCCGGAGTGGCATGTGAGCTCTTCTCAAATCTAGTTCTTACGTCTGAACTGTCTGCCTCCAGTCCAGTTATCCGGCCAGCCCAGCCTTCCAACCAGAGATCACTAATGCAGAATCCGAACTGGTCGAAAGAATATTTCCCAGTGGAGTCGGTTCTGTAAGAGGAGAATAATGGGCTTGAGTGTATCAATCTGAGGTTCTCAACGAATCTGCGAAGCATGCTGACATATAACCCTGACATCTCTGGCAGCGAGTCTTCCCAGTCAGAATCACAAAGATCAACACCAATTATGTTGTATTCTAGTGGGATGCCTGTTTTCTCCCTTATTAGCTCGAAGAACTCGTGGTACTTGCTCTGCTTATCTTTCATGACCGTCGGAAGATTGTATGACAAGGTGACCTCACAGACTCTCAGACAGTCATCATCAAGCCTGAATAGATCAGGCTTCTGCATGTTCAGCTTCTTGTTGTTGGAGGTTATCCTCAACCTAGACAGCGTTAGGCTCTCTTCTGAGTAGAATCCGGCATCCATCAACCCTAAACATAGAATGTCATGCATAAATCTACGATACTGGTTATATTCTAGAGCATTGGTTGGAAGGTAAGTTTCAGTCAGTCCTATAGCAAAAGAGTGAAGAGCGTTAGGTGAGCCC